CTAAACGTGCATCCATAAAGCTACGGATAGCTGATTGAACTGGCACAACGTCACTGGCATTTTCAGCCATTGTTCCGTCTGTACTAAATTCAGCAACAACTACACCTTTCTTAAATCCTAAACCGTCTAAGTTACTCAACGCAATTGATTGACTAAATGTAACAGTTCCAGTACCTTGGTCCACACTAAAGAACGCACCAACTCGGAAAATACCGTTTTCGTCTGTACTTACAAAGAATACACGACCTACAGTTTCTTCTAAAATCTGTTTACTTGAATCTTCAGCAATCGCCGGGTTACCGTAAATTGGTGTTGGGTAGTTACTGGTGTTATATCCGCCAGTACCGATGTTCAAGAAGTCATGTCCTGTTGCACGGCAAGTACTAATTTTAACAGTAATTTGTCCACCAGTAGCGCCAGGATAACCTAAACGCAACTGAGTTGTAGTATTAGTACTTGTGCTAAATGGCTTGCCAACACCTGTACTACTACTTGTTGCAGTAGTAAGTTCTCTGAACAAGTTTGTATTGGTTGTAGTACCAAATACACCTGGATCATATGTGTAGGTTAAAGTAACACTGGTAGTTGTACTTGCAGTACACAACCAATATCCGTTATACAAGCTATTGCTGTTACCGCTGACTCCATAATATACACTTGAAGCTGGCGCACTAGCTTGTGTTGGAATTGATAACACGACGCTGTAGGTTAATGTATTTGCAATATTGGTTTTACTAGTAAATCCGTTGATTACGATAGGAATTCCAAAAGTAAAGCCATTACTGTAATAACTTATAGTACCTGTACCTGTACCTACGGCAAATGCTGATCCGCCATTTGTGCTACTAATAGTAACAACACCAGGAGCAACATCTGCAATGTAATAAGTTGTTCCAACAGTTGAAGTTCCTGTAGAAGTTGCGGCAGGTATACCTGCAACAATGTTACCAATAGTAGTACCTGAACTTGATGGCAATGTGAATACAATCTGATCCCCAATTGCTAAGTTAGTTGTATTGCTTACACTTACCAAGTTACCTGTACCAGTAATGGTTGTTGAGTTTACTACAATGTTTGTGCCTTGAGTGTTAACTGTTTGCCATGTACTTCCTGCACCACTTCCTGCAAGAACAAACGTTAATCCGCCAACTGTAAATGTTGCCCCAGTTGTTGTACCATTGCTGATTATTAACGGGAATTGACTTGCAAGTGCATTTGCCGCAGTTGCATACAATGTCATGGTTGAAGTAGTTAATGGAGCTCCAACATAATAAGTTTGTCCTGCGGCAATCGCTACACCGCCGATAGTCATATTGCCAGTAATACTTGCGCCTGTGATGTATACTGGAGTACCAACTAACGGAGCAGTTGACAATGTACTAAACCCGATAGATGTATTAGTACTATAAACAACACTAGTCAATGCAGTACTTGTAGTACCCGCAGTAGTTGTAATGTTATATGAACTACTTGTTGTAGTTGATAATGTAAACGAAGTAGAACCGTTGGTAGCAGTAACATAATAAGTTGTACCTGAAGTATATCCAGACATACTACCTGTACCAAACAATGTTCCTGTTACAGTTACACTTTGTCCCACAGTAATTGTGCTACCAGCGGTAGATGTAAATCCACCGCCTGTGCTAACTTGTACACCTGTTAATGTTTGTCCAATTGGACTGCTAATGTAAGTGTATACGTTACTTGTTACAGTTCCTACACCTGGTACAAATCCTGAACTACTATTTGTTGTATTAGCAAAAGTGATACCATTTATTGTACCTGTGATTGCCGCAGCCGCCGCAAGTTGACTTGTATTAACAGTATAGCTAATACCTGTGATTGCGGTAATCTGTGGAACAACCGCAGTTGACAAGTTCAATGAGTATGTACCAGTATTACCTGCGGCATATACGCTAGTACTACCACTTACTGCACCAGTTGTAGTGTTGTTAATTGTAATTACACCAGTTGTTGGATTAACTTGAGTAACATACGTGTTAACAGGAATACCACTTATTGGAGCAATAAATTGACCAACGTTCACGTTTGAGATTGTACCAAGTGTGAACGCACTTAATGTAATAGTATTCAATCCGCTACTTGCCGCAGTAAATGTTGCAGTAGCTATCGCACTATTGGTAGCAGTCAATTGTCCAGAGATATAAGCATTAAATTGTCCACTTAATGTATTTGTCAATTGAGTTGTAATTGCGCCAGCAGATGCTGTATATGCAGTACCAACAATAGGTGTACTTAATACAGTTTGGTTGAATGATACATAATAGTTACCTGCGCCGCCCGCCGCATAACTTGTATATGTTCCGCTTGCTTGTGCGTAGAATGGACGACTGATAGTAATTACCGCACCTGCTACGTTAGTAACATAAGTATCAAAATAAACACCAGTACCGCTGAATAGTTGTCCTGCGACAAAACTAGTACCAGCCGCCAATGTAACAGTTGTTGCTCCAATTGCACCGCCTGAACTAAATGCTTGTGAACCTACAGTTCCTGATGAACTTGTAGCTTGTGTTGTAATAAATGTTGAACCAGCACCAGTAATAGTGTTGTTTGCTACAATGAATATTAAGCCAGTTAACGCACCAGTTATGGTAGTTAATGTAGCACCAGTCATTGAAGTCAATGTAAATGTGTAAGTTCCTGTTCCACTAACTGCACTAACTAGATAGTTAGTTGGAGTACTGTAACCAGTAATTGCCGCCAACGGAATAGTAGTTGTGTAACTGTTACCAGTCAAAATACCAGTCGTTGTTGGTACATAAGTTGTACCATTATATGTAGTTGATAAGGTAAATGTTGTTGTACCATTTGTACTAGTAATATAATATGTACCAGGAGTCAACACCGCAGTACTACCGCCCTGTGTTCCTGTGATAGTAACTGTTTGTCCGTTAACTAAACTAAAAGTTGTAGTTGTAGTAAACAATCCTGCACCAGACACACTAGACAATGTTAATGTTTGTGCGCTACCGCTAACTGTTCCATATACTGCTACAGTTTGTCCGATAGTAATTGTTGTAGCTGATGTGGCTTGGAACTGTCCAGTAGTACCAATAATCTGTACACCGGAACCTGCAATTGATGTTCCGCTGGCAATGTTCATACCAGGGAAGAATGAATTGTTTATAGTTCCTGTTAAAGTCAATATCGCAGGAGTAGCTGTTACAGTTGTCGATGCTACGCTTGCATAGTATGTACTAATTTGCCATGTACCTGTGCCAGTTGGAGCAGTATTGCTCAACGCGGCAACAACATAAGTCATCAATCCAATACCAGTTCCAGACAACACCATACCAGGCTGGATACCAGTTCCAGAAGGAGTAGTAGTAACTGTTAATGTTGTACCAGTAATGCTACCTGTAAATGTAACAGGAGTTCCTGCACTAATTGTACTACCTGTAGTTTGTGTACTTGCACCAACAATGCCTGTGACGTATGTAGCACCTGCACTAATAGTAGCACCACTAGTTACTGATTGATTTAATAGTTGTCCTACATATACAGTTCCAGTTGATGGTCCTTGTACCGCAGGAGTATTCGTACCTGCAAAAGTTAATACACCTGTTTGTGTACCACTTGGATAGTAGTTACCTACAATCATTGCACTTGAACTAGTGAATGGAACTACGTTAATAACTTGTCCAAGAGCAACAGTTCCTGATATTGCACCTCCAACAGTTAATGTTCCAGAACTTACAGTACTTTGTGATGAACTAAATGTGTTTGTACCAGCAATATATGTGCCAGCAGTAATATTAGAACCGCTTAATTCTGCACCAGTTGAAAGAGTTCCTGTAAAGCCGCCATTCAATGTTAACACAGTACCAGCTGTAGACAACCCTGTTGTGCCCGCACTAATGAAACCAGTTGATACAGTAAATGACGATGTGCTAACTCCAGTTAACGCATACGAACCATTATAGGTAGTTGGAGTAACTCCAGTAACTACAATATCTTGACCTGTAACAAACGGAATTGTTGTACTAGGAATAATTAATGTTCCTGTACTTCCAGTTGTTACTAATCCGTAAACTGTATAAGAATTTTGTTGATCCAAACCAGGACCAGACAATATCATACCGTTAGTAAGTGTTCCGCTACTTACTGATCCAACAGTTAAAACACCGGAGCTATTAATCGAGCTTCCAGTAATTACCGCAGTAGTTGTTGATACGGCACTAGCTGTACCACTAGTTCCTGGATCAGTCGGATACCATAATGTAGCTTGTACAGTATTTGAACCAGCTTGTGCAACAGATTGAACTGTTACTGTCGAAGTGATAATGGCTGTAAGGCTAGCAGTTTGGTTAGTTCCGCTTAGTGTGATAGTAGGTACACTAGTATATCCATAACCTGGACTTATTAGTGTAACAGAAGTAATTTGTCCACCAGCGACTGTACATGTAGCAATCGCCTGTGTAATAGCACTACCACCAGAGAATGTAATAGTAGGAGCAGTCGAGTATCCTGTACCACCGTTACTAATAGCAACGCTGGCCACAGTAGCAATTTGACTACTACTTACAATAGCACCGTACTGTACCCAACATGCAGGACTTACGATGAACTGTGTAGAACTTACAATACTTTGAATAATTGTACTAGCTGGAACGTATGCGAATGGAGTACTGATAGTACCTGATCCACTCCATGATCCAGTTTGTATACTTGCAAAGGTTACACTTGTAGTTGAGCTTGCAGTAACAGTATATGTTCCGTTATACCCACTTGGAGTTACACCAGTGATAACAATAACTGCTCCAACAGCATAAGGTGTAGTTGATTGAGTAGCAAATGATACTGTAACGAATCCTGTACCAGGACTGCTAGCTGATAAACCAGTTAATGTTAAAGTAGTTGAAATATTACTTACAACCATACCTTGTGACAATGCACTAGTGCTACTAACAGTAATTAATGATTGATTAGTTATTCCAACAACTTGATAAGTTCCGTTGTACTTACTATTGGCTTGGTTACCAACTGTCAAATAACTATCGACAGGAGGTAAAATAGCATTTGGATTATACGGAATATTATAAGTTACATATCTTCCACTTGGTCCAGAAGTTTGGCTTGCAAATGTCATTGCATTAACACCAGTTCCAACGCTTGATAAATTGTAGTTAGAATTAGGATCTATTGTTAAGTACGCATTAGTTGGAATACCAATGTAAATAGTTCCAGCAGGTTGTGCTGATGGATATGCTGTTAGTATAACCGTTGCAGTAACAACGTTGTTAGTAGTTGTTGTAGTTACACTTTGTACATATTGTGTACCATTAAAGCCTGTTCCTTGAACTACTTGTCCAGCACTGATTGTTCCAGCAACACCAGTTAATACTAGAGTGTAGCTACTTGTACTTCCTGAACTAAATGCGCCACTAGACTGTAATGTCGGTGCAGTATAACTAATTACGCGGAATTGTTTTCCACCCCAACCAGTTACATATACACCTTGGTTAACTTGGTTAATTGTAGTAGGATCTGAAATTCCTAATACTGCTATCTTGCTATCACCTAATGTGTTACCTTGAGTAGCAGTTGAGAATGTAATAGGACCGTATGGAACTGCTGTTGGGTTTGCACTTAATGTAAGCGTATAAACTCCACTACTTGGTCCACTGATAGCTGTAACTTTTTGTGTAGTTAAACCAATACCGTATACAGTTTGTCCAATAGCAATGGTGCCAGTTGTGTTATATACTTGAATTGTGTTGCTTGTTGTACTATTTGAAATTGCACTAATAGTGAATACAAGGTCGTTTGTAGTAACAATACCGCCTAGGCTAGCACCGCTAATTTTAATTGTATCTCCAGCATTATAGCCAGATCCTGCAGATGTTGCACTGATTGAAGTTACGCCAGTATATGTTGTTCCTGTACCTGATTTAATAACAGTGAATACTGCACCAGTACCATTACCTGATGTAGATAATTGTGTTAGTCCTGTATACACTCCTGCTCCTAAAACACTTGTTCCAAGTAATGCAGAATATATTGTTGTTGGTATTAATGAACCACCAAATGTTGCTGTTGCTTTTGCAATGTAATTTGCAATATCACCTGATGCAACGTTAGTAGCATCAACAGTAAACAAGTAATAGGCAAATGAACTATCTGTTGTTAGGATAGCGGTGTTAGCGGCAAGTTGTTCACCTGTGCTCTCTACTAATCCGTAACTGATAATACGATAGATGCTACCTAAGTTACTGCTATATTGTAAAGCAGTACTTGGACGAACTGGTTTAACGTTACTAATGTTTAAGAACTTCCATTGTTGTAAACCACGAATGATTACACTTTGTTGATCGTACAACGCATACGCAAGTCCAGTTGCGCTAGTAGAGTCAGTACCTTGAGTACTTAATCCTAATGCCAATACGTTCTGTCCGTTGATGAACACGCTAGTATGGCTGACTGTGCTAATTAGATATCTGGTAATTCCACCGCCACTTGCGGTGTGATCAATTTCTAGCTCACTTGTACCTTCTGGAATATATTGATAGTTAATAATATAAACTGTCAAGTTGTTGCTAGTTGCAGTTGTCATGGCATTTGAATAAACGCCTTCTTTATAGATCTGCGCCACTTGAACCATGTCATTGGCCAAGTTAACTGCATTTGGTAATTCTGTAACGTCACTACCAGTTGAACGTAAACCGTATACACCGTATGAACTCGAACCAGCAACAGAACGAATCTGTCCACCATTCAATGCCCAATAGCTTACGTAACAGTAATAAGTAAACGCACTAACGCCTTCCATCGCGCCACCGTTAGTAACCAATAAGCCGTAACCTAAATCGTTAACTTGAGTATAATCGTTACTCAACATCGATTTGTTACCGCCCATTTCTAAGTTAATTGGAATACTTGCACCTGAATTAACATACGTATTAATAGTATCTTTAATATCGACGCTGTTAGGTCCAAATGTATAAGTACCGGCAGCTTGGACTGTTAGTGCTTGTGTTAGCAATACAGTACTGCTTCCAGGAATATATAAATTACTTACGTAAGTGTTAGCTGGCACACCAGTACCTGTAACACCTTGTCCAGGTTGTACCCCGTAACCGACTGCTACAGTGAATGTTAATCCTGTAGTTGTACCTGCTGTAGTTGTAATTGCCGGACCACCATAAGTAGCTGACAATGTAAATGTTGTTGTACCGTTGGTACTAACAACATAGTATGTTGTGCCTGAAGTGTATCCAGTAATTGCACCTGAGCCTGTTAATGTACCTGTAATAGTAACAGTATTACCTAACACAATATTTTGACTATTTGCACAAGTAAAATCGCCAGATGTGTCTGCAATAGCAACACCGCTTAATGCTCCAACGCTAGTACTGATAACAAAAGTATTTGTAGTTGGTAAACCACCGCTTGCAAATGATGTAGAAATTGTTGGTGTAATATTACCAATTATTGTATAGAAATCAGTAACTGCTGTGCTTGCTTGTCCGCTAACCGTTGGGTTAGTTCTAGCAGGAATAGTTACACCTACACCAGTTACTGTTAATACTGTTCCGTCGATAGTGTTACCACCGGTAGCTGTTGAGCTAGTGGTAGCCGCTTGGCTTAGTGTAGCAGTTCCTGCGGCAAGGTTAACCGCAGACAATGTAGTACCTGCTTGGATTCCAATACCAGTAACGGTTACGCCATTTACTAAGTTAGAGTTATAACTTAGGTTGGTAATGCTAGTGCTTCCTGAAATTACTGTTGCAATAACATTGTTGTTTACAGCACCATCTGCAACTATATCAATTAACAATGCTAATAAACTTTGTAGTGCTGTGCCTTGTGTACTTGTTGCCGCTGTATAGCCTGTAGTATTTTGTGCTTGTAAATTACCAACACTAGGTGCTACTGCTACGTTGGTAACAATAGAAGTAATGATGGATTGTAATCTTGCAAACGATGCTAAACAAACCGCTTGATTATTACCTAATTGACTTAATCCTGTCAATGTATTATAGTATACTTGTGCAATATCATATGTCGCACTATTACCGCCATACAATAAGTCATAGCATAATGCATCGACTACGTAGCCAATATCTCGTTGACTCTTAGTAGCACTATATCCGACTAGTGTGTTGACAACAAAGTTATCAGCAATCCATGATGAAACTTCTGCTTGGATAAATGCCTTATTAGCACTTAGAATTTTTCTAGCATTACTTACGTTAGCGGTTACTCCAACCGGATCAGTAAATGACACAGCAGGAATAGCAACAAGCCCGTTGACCAATGATGAGTTAATAACTGCAAGACTTGTCTTAACACCGGATAAATCTGTAGATTGAAGATTTAAGTTATTAGAAATTAAAGTTCCAACGTATGAAATACCTTGTGTAACAAATGTCTGAGCAGTATATGTTGGATAATTCTGCGGAGCCAAATATGTCAATGCAGATTTTACTGTATTATAGTTTGTGCCTAACACCATGTCGTATGCAACGGAGTTAGTTATAGAACCAACAGTTGATATAAATGTAGGAATACTGCCTACTAATGTTGTAGGATTAAATGGTGTACTTACATCCAATGTCAACACTACTTGAGCATTTACGCTACTATAGCTTACAATTTGGTTAACTTGATAACGATAACCTTGTAAGTAGAATGAAGTTGGAACTTGTGGAGGACGAACATCAAGTCCACTATTCAAGCTACCTGTAACAGTAATTTGTAATCCGTTGTTAGCAACACCAGTAATGTTACCAAATAAACGACCTGTAAATCCGTCAACAAACTGTCCACCCGCAAAACGTTGTTTGTTAATACTTCCTGAGAAGCTGGCAGATTCTTGTGCGTATGGTGACTTAGTTTTAATTTGACCTTCTGGGTCAAGTACCATCATAAATCCGCCATGACCTTGACCAGTCATTAATTTAATACGTGTTGCGTCATTACATAAGAACACGTCAATTTCTTTGTTATTCTTAGGAGTACTTGTAATATCTAACGGGTTAGTCAAATAGTGACGTCCGTAATTGATAGTACCAAATAAATGCCATACTGTAGGTGCTAGAGTAGTAGCCACAGTGAATGGATAGATAACTGTACAACTTAGTACGTTACCACTAACAGTATTAACAACAGCTTTACCAACTGCAATGTTACCATAAGCAGTTGCAGAACTGGTTGGGTTAAAGTTACTTACAGTTAATGTTCCAACGCCAGCGTTTACAGTACATGTAAGAACTGTAAATGTTCCGTTATAACTTGTAGGAGTCATTCCTTCAATGTTAATTACACTTCCTGCGGTATAAGGAGCAGTTGTAATTGTAGGAGATCCTGCTAATGCAGTGAATGTTATTGTAACAGTTCCGCTACTAGCAGTTGCACTTGTAATAGTATAAACGTTTTCTGTAAGAACTAATCCAATCCAGCTTTGTGGTGCTTGTACAGCTCCGCCTAATGTAGCGTTCAATACGCCGCTAGTACTACTTAATGTAATAGTTGTGTTGGCAAGAGTTGAATAATCATATCCATAGTTAATTAAACCAATCTGCAATGCATCAATAACAGAGTCACGATAGAAGAAGGTTGTTCTCCATGGTGATTGTGATACACGGTCCAGCGGACGAATAATTGTACGACGGAAGTCATCGCCTGAAATCGTACAGTTTGCTGGCAACTTAATCGGATAATCTTCATAGTACACACCACTCTCAACAAAGATAGTAATATGTAAATTAGGAACAGTTTCACCGTAGTCTAACTGTTCACCTACTACAAAGAATCCAGGTTGAATTAAATTAACCAACACGGTATCGTATGGTAATCCACCGCCACCGAAGTTTCCAGGAGTATAGCTAATAATGTTACCATATGCATTAGAGTTATCGCCTACTAATACTTTACCAGGAATGATGTGTACGTCACCAGGAATACCTTGATCCACATACCCGTTACCGCCGTTGTAGAAAGTAACTGTGTAATATCCGGTACCATAACTTGGTGTAGGTGCGGCACTTACGCCATTCTCAATAATACCTAATGTAATACCTACTAAACTGGTAAAATTAACATTGGTTGCGTTACCTGCTGAAATAGTTGTATTTGAGTTGGCAACCAAACTGTTAGGTGAAGTAGTTTTTCCGTAAATTGATTGATATGAAATTGGCTGTGAAAAATCAAATACCTGAGTAACTATACTTTGATTACGTGTTTGTGTAAGGCCGTACATGACTTGATAAGCCAAGCCTTTTCCATTGCCTGAGCCATCGCCGAATGCAAATGTTATACCGTCTAATGTTTCAGTTAATTGCGCTCCAATAGCCAATAATGCACTTGAGTTTTTATAATATGATTTACCTGCGTTAACACTTTGGAATGTTCCGTTTACACGTAAATCGGTTACAAATGCATCTACCATATAACCAATATCTCTATAACATGTGGCCTGGTTATAACTAAAACCGCCCTTGTATGTTGTAGTCAAATATGAAATAGTTTCAGATACAATGGTACTAATGTTCGAATTAATAATTCCTTGGACATTGATATATGTAGAATTATAAGTTGAACTATTAATAGTAGGATATGTAATTGTATAGTTTTGTGTAGTTATGATCTGGCCATTAACTGTAGTAGTAGTTAATGTTGTAATTCCACTAACAGTAGAAGAACTAATACTACTTGCACCGATAATGTTAATAGTCTCGTTGAACAACACGTTAACAGCACTTATAGCACCAGATGCCGCAGGAGAAACTGACCAGCTAGGACTTTGTACTTGTGTTGAAATAGTACCAACACCGCTGACGAATCCAACAACACCTGTTGTATTACATTGGAAAGTTACGCTGTTTAATGTTACACCGGTAACTTGAAAACTTGTTCCTATGCTACTGTTATATCCTGTTGGTGTAAGACCTCGTACAGTGATGTATTGACCAATAGTAAATGGGTTAGCCGATTGTGTCGCAAATGTTAAAGTTGCATAACCTGTGCTTGGAGTGCTAGGTTGGATGCCAGTTACTACAAGATAGTTTCCTGTAGTAGGACTATATGGTGTGTTGGCTAATAATGTTCCTAATGCGTTTTGAATATAGCTCAACCCTGCATTAGCAATGCTTGGAGTTAATCCTGCATCTGCCGCATCAGCAGACAACATAAATTCTTGAGCTGATGCTGTTGTTGCACTATTACCACCATAGGTTAAATCGTATGCAATAGCTTCAATTAAATAACCCATTGCATTTTCTGCATAGGCAACCGAAGTAGGAGTGCTTAGTAGTCCGCCGTTGTTATTATTAATCCACTGAACAAATTCAGATTTAATAAATGTAATGTTTGCTATTAGTAATGCTTCTGCTTCGGCATTTGAACTTGAAATTCCTGAAGGTGTAACTAGTGTAGGAACACTTCGAGTTCCAAATCCATTAGTTAACAAACTAGTAATGATTGCAAACAAACTAGTAATTTCGCTATTACTTGTTGAATCATTAATAACAGAGTATGTTGCATTGACATAGTTTGTTGAGCTAGTCACTAAACCAGTAGTGATGCTAGTCGACGGCACAGTTTGTACGTTAGTTACTGACCAAGTTAAACCAGAACCTCCTAATACTTGCGTAGAATCTGCAATTCCGGCTCCTGTGATAATATCTCCATTTCCAAACGGAGTTCCTGGAGCAGAGCCTGTGATAGTTAACACATCTCCAGTAATACTTCCGGTAAATGTTTGACCAGCTTTTTGATTTTGTATCTCTGTTCTAATAGTTTGTAAAATTGAACCACCATTAGTAATGGTAGGATAAGTTACTGGAATATTAATTGTAGTAGTAACTGTTCCTAATACATTTGAAATATAGTTACCAGTTAGTGCAAAACTAACGCTAGTTGTTGTAGAACTTGTAACAGTAAATGAAGTGTTTAGTGTGTTAACAGTTCCGGTAGTCTGTGCAGGAGAGAATCCTGAAAGTGTAATGGTAGAACCATTTGTGAATTCAACAATAGGTTGAGTAGCAAACGTAATTGTTGCAGTTCCACCAGATATAGTTATACCTGTTGATGCAACAGTATATCCTACGCTAACGTTAGTAGAATAAGAACTGCTTACGTATGCGCCGTTAGAGAATGTAGTACTTACCAACGATGGTGGAACTAGTGTTCCATTGACTACTATACCTGTTCCGTTTCCAGGATTAGGCGCTTGTGTTCCGACACTACCAACGATTCTAACAAAGTTTGCAACATTCGATGCAAATGCAGATGTTTCAGCTGAACCACCTGTATATGTTGTGTTAAGATATTGGATAACACTAGTTTGATATAATAAAATAGGTGGAGTATTAGAAATTACATCTGATACTAATGTGCCTAGATAGGTGTAAATTTGTTCCCAGAACGTAGGAGCATCGATATTCAAGATGCTTGAATATAACCAGTATCTTAAACCAGCGTAAACTGTTTGACTGTTACCGCCATACAGCATATCGTATGCAAGACTCCAGATTACATATTTGATATCTCTCTCACAACTAGTTCTGTTATAACTAATGCTAGGGAAGTTTGCCGTAATGTATGCAATTAATTCTGCTGTGATGAATGGAATGTTATTAATTAACAATTCCAACGCGGCAGTTTGTCCAGTAGTAGTGCTACCCAATAGTCCAAACACAGGAGTTGGAACTTCACCGGTTAGGATAATATCAATAATGGTAGTGAATAATTTTTCAACAGTATTCAATGCACTTGGAGCCGCAGTTAATGATGCGTTCCAACTTCCACTAGTTGTAATAGTGCTTACTAATTGTGTTAACGCACCTACCATCTCTGTGGCACTTAATGAAGTATTAGCACCGTCTGCAAAGAACAACGCGATTTGAATACTTTGATAGTTTGAACCAAAGACTAAGTCATAACATACTGCATCGAGTACTCGGCTGATATATGTTTGTGTACTTTGTACATTGTATCCAAAACCTAATAACTGATCTCTAACGTGGTTAACAGCATCGATAATTTGAATTAGTTGGTTATTAATAATGTTAGCATTAGATACGTTATACAACAAACTAGCCTGTGTAGTTACGTTGTAAGTAGATAAAGTTCCTGAGCCATTAGAAAATACCAAGTCATATGCAACACCGTTTAAAATGTTTGTTAGGATTTCTGAATATAATACTTCATCGAATGAGAATGAGTTAACGTATTTCTTGTTAAGGTACGCAATAGTTTCAGCTTGGATAAATGCCTTATTCTCTTCTAATAATTGTGTAACACCCATGTAATCGGTGTAACCACTATTACCACCAGTTAAGGTTGCAGATCTAACAGTAGATTTGTATTGTGTAGATCCAATTGTATACGCAATGGTTTGACGATATGGTCCTGGCTCTAGACTAGCAAGGTTGATTAAGTTTTCTGCTTGCAATGCGGCAGCGCCGATTGTTTTATAAGCATACTGCCAGGCACGTCCATCACGTCCTGCAGGAGTATTTCTTTGTAAGTCATCACCTTTAGCTGTGCTAACATATAAATTAACACCACTGAAGTATGTACTATTGTCTACATAAAATTTAGTTGCGGCTTGCAAATCATCACTGGCATTAGGAGTACCATAACCTGCTAATAATCCAGGATGGTCACTTAGTGTCAATGCACCAGTCATTGTATCGCCATCACGACGTACTGCATGACGTCTTTGAATAGCTTCAGTTGCTACATAATTTCCTTGCAAGGTAGGATCGTAATCGTTGTCACTATATTGTGGAGTAGTAGGTTCATCTCGAACTCGTAAGGCATTAACAACTTTACCAGTTGTTGTATCAATGCCTAGATAATTGTCTTGTAAGTAGCCAACTGTTGGTGTAAGATCTCGAATGGTATACTTAACACCAGTTGGATCGTCTGTAGTATTTCCTGAATACTCTGCACTATAGTTGTCTGCAATAGCTTCTGTAGGATATGCTAACGCAATAATACTATTAATGTGACGACCATTTAACGTTCCACCCAATATTGGGTTAGTGTCACTCTCGACATTACCAGTTGTTGAACTGATTACTAAGGTTCCGTTATTTGACGCATTGATAGTAATGTTTTCACCACCGACCACAGTTCTAGCAGTTAACGCACTACCTGCGTTATCTGACATAATAAGCTGATTAGCTTGATATGCAGGATTCGAAATAGTACCTTTAATTGTAGCAACACCTGTAGCAGAACTTGAAAAAGTAACGGTGCTAACACTAGCCGCGCTAACAACATAAGTTCCGTTGTAAGTACTTGGACTACAACCGCTAACAACAATATTTTGACCAGTTACATATGGTGATACAGTCAAGCTAGGATTGTTAAATGTAATGGTAACAGAAGACCCAGTAGATGCAATATTGGTAATTGAATATGCAGTAGTACCAGGAGCATCGGCTAAGTTACCAAACTTAATCTGACCACCTTCACCAAAAACTGCATAAAGTTCTGTGAAGTTCTCGTTGATTTTACCAAAACTATCGCGGATACTGTCGCCAGTACCGTCGTTGCCTTGTATACCTGTATTAACTATTTGTTGTGACATTATTAAACTCCAAAGCTAGAACCGCATCCGCAAGTTGTAGTTGCGTTAGGATTCTTTATGCTGAAACTGCTACCCATTAATTCTTCTTTATAATCTATCTCTGCACCCTGCAGATATTGCATACTCATGCTGTCCACAAGTATTTTGTATTCGTCGATTGGGATTTCGAAATCGTCTTCATTGATTTCTTCGTCAAGGGTAAAACCATAACTGAAACCGCTACAGCCTCCGCCTTGCACGAATGTGCGTAATGCTATTTTAGGATTGTTCTCTTCAAGGAGAATGTCCTTGATTTTTACTTTTGCAGACTCGGAAATAGTGATCATGTTGGCCCTCTATATGTTATTTATCAAAGGCATTTTGTAACCTTAATGTAAATAACTATATGTACTTAGGAACAGAATTTCAACAAACCCAGCACGTTAGGACTAGCAAACGTGGTACACACCACACGTATATGCGTAAGAAGACGGTGTTAATATTTCGTTGCGACTGCTGTCAGGGAATATTTAAACGAGACAAAGGTAATATGGATCCTAAGCGTTTAAACAATAATTTCTATCACGTTTGCAGTAATTGTGATGCTAAGAAGTTTGCTCAGAGCAAGGGTGTAGAAGCTCGTAAAGTCTGGGATATGCCAGTGAGTAGTCTTAAGACTATCGACCAGCTTTAAGGGAACTCGATATTCGCATAAAAGATATATCTAGTTTGATCGCCGTTAGTTATGCTGTGCGGTGATCCGGCATTGTTAAAAAACAGCACACCTTCTCCTTTTTTGCCCGAAGAAGTATGCATTATTTCTCCAGTAGTAGGATTGTGAAAATGCGTACCATTGGTATTATCTACTAGATTGATAATCATTTGAACTACGACATGGCTGTTATCGTAATGTTTCCCCATGCGAAAATTAGGCGGATCTTTAAATATAAATGGATTCCAGTGAGTTGCATCTTTATAGTAATCTAAAGATTTCCACCATCTTTCATTGAACGTATTGTGATCGTAGTTGTAAACTGTGTCAAGGAACCCAATTTTAAATTGTTCTGTACTTTGCAAGAATTCACTAAGAATCACGGAGTCGCCGTTATGTTGATTTCGTCCAGGTATTACTCCTTTACTAGTCCATATATCGTTTCTTGTAAGTTCAGGTAATAATGAATCGATATCGAAGTTTTGTAACTCCATATCCCAGAATAGTAAAGGCACTGGAAAATCTTTATGCATTATACGATGGCATTCTTTGAAAACAATATTCATAGATTTACTAAGCCAATTCTAGAACTGACTATGTTCCAATTGATAATTTTCCATTGATTGGCTAGATAGCCTTTCTTATCCGCTTGATAATCTAATGCCCATGCATGTTCCCACCAATCGACTAGCATTACTATATCTAGTTTAATCTGATGGTTTTTAATGGTTTTGATTGTGCCGTCTTTAGCTAGATAAACCCAACCGCTACCTTGCACCGCCATAGCTTCTTTTTGGAATTTATCCTTAAAATTATCAAATGTATTAAAATGTTTGTTGATAAAATTTAAAGCAATGCCAGTAGGTTCATTGCCGCCATCGGGCTTCTTATATTGTGTAAACAATAAATCGTGTAAAACCGCACCCGCTTCATTAAAGTCAGCATCGCCTTCACCTTTGTTAAAACGGTCAACATACCCTTTATATAACTTACCATAGTGGTAGTTTATAGTGTCTTCGCTAATGCTGGGTTCAAGGTCGTCCTTTTTGTAGGGCAATGGAGTTTGCTCTATAGTCTTAGGAGGTTTGCCTTCGTTTAGGCTCACATATCTAATAAAGTTATACATAATGGTATTTATCGGTATAAATAATCTACAGGAGATAAAACCATGTTACATCACATTAAAAAACTATTTGGCATTAAAAAGAAAGAAGAACCAGTAGCAGAAGTTCCATATAAAGTGGAAACGCCTGTAGAGCCAACACCAGTTGCAGTTCAAGCTACGGAAGCTATGGTTGAATCGGTTGCACCTGCTAAAGCTCCAAAAGCTAAGAAAGCACCTGCGGCTAAGAAAGCACCGGCTGTTAAAAAGCCACGTGCTCCACGCAAGCCTAAAGCAGAGTAAGAGCCTTAGCTTGCTCGTATAGAGCAAAACTAGCTAAGTTTTTGCCTTTACTCTCCGCCATGATATCATGTGTATCTAAAAAGCTCAATGCCCATTCATTCGTTGCTGTGTTCCAGTAAAAGTCTGAATGTGCTCTGAGCTTTTGCTTTTTGTAGCCTTCTAGAATAAGCTGGGCATGAACAGGTGCGGTAGACTGGTCGTG